TAATCATAAAGCGTAGCTTACTAAAGATATCATCAATGTCGTTGGTGCCAAAGTGTGAATGAATCCATACTCTGTTTTTATTATCACCATCGTATAAGATATCAAAGAACTTATCCAACTGTTCGGTTGAAAAGTTCTCTCGGATATGATCTATGTACAACCTAGCATTAGCTTCGATAGATAGAATACCATCAACGGTTCTTCTCCAATCTTCCTCTAATGCAATGATGCCTACGTTGTCTGTGGTTTCTTTGATAAGCCAATGCTCTATCTCTCTAGTCACACTAGACTTACCAAGACCTGTACCACCTGTCAATGTCACCAACTCACCTTGTCTCATGCCATAAAGTTTTTTGTTCAATCCCTCATAAGGATAAGGAACTGATTCTTTCTTCTCTCGGTCATGGAACTTAGCACGTTGCTCTGTGATGTTGATAACACCGGAAGGTGTGTAAACTTTCGCAGCCCACCAAGCTTCAACAAACTCTTTATGCTTGTTGCTCTTGAGCATATCGTTAGCATCTTTCCAACCGTTAGGGAAGCTAAGTATCTTTGCTTTGCCGGGCTTGAATAGTCTTGCAACCTTAACAGCTGCATCCTTTCCTGCCTTGTCGTTATCAAAAGCAATGATAACGTTTTCAAAGTCATCAAAGAACTCTAAGCTTTCTTTAATGTCGGTGACTGCTCCCTGTGCACCACGCTTGATAGAAACAACAGCCCACTTACTACCAAGTAGTTCGTAAGCTGCCATTGCATCACACTCTCCTTCAGTAATGGTAATATATTTACCACTCTTGAAGAGTTGTTGACCAAACAATCCAGTACCGTTGTAGCCTCCTTGAATAAAGAAGTCTTTGGTGACACTGTTTCTGATCTTGGTAGCACCTAACTCGTGTCCATTGTAGTAAGGGTAGAAGTGTTTGATAACTTCTCCTTTCAGATTCTGTAATCCTTTAACTCCGTATTTCTGAGCAGTTGCTTTTGAAATACCTCTATCAGTTAAAGCAATATAGCTTCCTTCACCTACCGTGTCAGGTGTTTTATATTCAGTTTGATTGTTTGTATTTACTTTCATATCCTTTCCTCTACATGCTCCTTCGTAATCAAAGATAAATTCACCACAGCTAAAACACTTTGCCGAACCATCTTTGTTTACACCGACAGCATCGCTACTGCCACACATAGGACAAGGTTGGTGTACCTTATCCCAAGTTTTATCGTCCATGTTAGCCCTCTGCACTAATTAAGATTCCTCTGTTTCTGTTTCAGTTTCAGAAGTATCTTCGTTTTCAATCTTTGCTTCATCGCATTCCATGAGCAACTGTTCTAAGTTAGCTCTATGGGTTCTAGATGCAAAGTCCAAAGCTTCGATAACAACACTAAGGTTTCCAACTTTCTGCACGATTACTCCTGCTTCTTGTCTCTTAGCCTCATCATCTATTTTGTTGATGTCAAATAAAAATTCTCCATCATCATTTTTTATAGTAACGATCATACTAAAACTCCTCATTATCAGAATCAGCTTCGGAATACTCAACCAAGTTGTCTACTTTAACAGCAATCAACTCAGCAAAGCTACCGTAGTTATTCTTGTAAGGTTTAATTTTAACAGTCACTTCTGAACCATTACCAACCAATGAATCCAATGCATTACCATCAGAGTCAAGAAGTTTAGGTGCATCGTTAGAAGTACCATCGTTTCTCTCTGCTCTCCTTGAGAAAGTGAAAGCAGGTTCTTCATATTTAAGCTCTCCGGTTCTTGCTCTAACCTGAGATAACCCCAAGCTCTCTAGCTTATCGGCTGTCTCTTGGTCAGTAAGAACTGTCAAGCCATACTTGTGAGGCTGGAACCTCGTGTTAGGCGATGTGATGTTAGCCCACATAGCCTTACCTTTTACATACTCAAACATAAATTACCTCCATATTGAGTTATTAAGTGCATAGATTATATCACAGTTAAGACTTCTTTGCAAGTCTTTTCTGTCGCTTTTTAAAATTAATTTGATCTCTTGTAAACTGAATGCTGTCTTGCAAGTTATCCCATAACTCGTCCTTTGCAATTTGCAGTTCATCTTTAGATAGCTTGGATAAGATTTTTAGATTAGACTTCTTAGGTATCCAAGTTTGCCAGTAAGCCTTTTCCATGTCCGTCCAAATCCATTGAACATCTTGGTTAAGTTTTTCAGATTTAAAATATAATTCCATTTGCCCTCCAAATGTAAAGCCGGTTAGTGGCACAAGACCGGCAACTTGTCCGACCTGATGTCGGATACCATGAGTTAAAGGAAGGTATTGTTTAGTGAGGGCAATCCCATAGTATACCTAGTCATCAATTACTATAGCCTCCAAGATGTCAAACCAATTGACAACTGGGGAATCATCTAGCCTCACCTTAAAAGTTTCATCTAGCTTTTCCACCACATAACCAACATGGAAATCATGTTCGTTCATGTAGTCTATGAATCTACGAAACTCGTCTCTCGATAATTCTTGAGTACGATACTGTTCTCTTTCGACTAAGTAATTCATTTTAATAAGTGCGTATTATACCACTAACTGTTTTTAAAGTCAAGTACTTTGTACTAAAAAGTTTATCTCGTTATGATATGGATTCTTTTTATCAAGAAGATTATCTTTAACACTCTCAAGAAATCTTAAGTTACAGTTCAAATCAAACTGCATAGACTTGATGCGTTGATTAAGATTGTATCTATCATTAGCATCTTGCTTAGTCTTGCGAAGACTTTGTATAATATCTAGCTCTTGTTTTAAATTCTTTGAAGCGATTATGAAGTCGTCTAAAGTGTTTGCAATTTGTGAATTGATTTTTATTATTTTCATTTTAAAAATATTTAGTAAGCATCTCTAGCTTGTCATCATACTCAGCTATGAATGCTAATTCTTTTTCAATTGTTTCAATGATATCAGGATGTTCTGCAACTCCTGTTGGTTGTTCTAGTAACACCTCTACATTAGCAACATGCTTGGCAATGTTTCCTCGTAGGTGTAGTCTAGCGTTTTCTAGTAGTCTTAGTTTCATGCAACCTCCTTGTGTTGTGTAGTCCACCAATCAGGCTTACTACGATTTCGTTCCCACTTGGCGTAATGCTTTTCGTTAATGCAATAGTTACGATAAGCGACAATAGGGTCCTCATTTTTGTATTCCTCCGGCATAGCCTGTGCAACTGGTGTCATTTTAGTTCTCGGTATGTTCGTTGGTAATTGATACAAAGCTGTTGCAAGTTTGGTAATGCTTAGATGTTCTCTACCATAACGATACTTGTACTCTGTACCAAGTGCTATGAAGTGTTCATACAGCCACCAATAGTTCCCACTAGATTCTCTCACCCACTTACTGCATGGATGATTAAGATGTGCAACCTTATACATCCCAGTCTTGTCTGCATACTCATCACCATCTAAGGCTCGGTGTGCAGTGCATAACATCTGTGCAGATTCTAATGGCATCTTGACTAGCATCTTATCAGGCTGTGCTACTGCTGACTTGCTTGGACTGTCATAGAAATAAAATATGTTCATTTTCTTTTAGCTAAATAATTATCTAACTTCTCATTCATGCTGTCAACTTTATCATTGACTTTTTTAATGCCATCTAACTGACAATCTTCATCAGTTAAATTTTTTCTAAGAAACATCTCAAACATATCTTGAAATGTGTTTTCGTTTTTATTTTTTTTCATTTGCCTTGCCCTCTATATTTTTTGTAGTTAGCTTTCTTTTCTTTGTTCATGGTAGCGAAGCCAACATTACGCTTACCTTGACTTGTCTTCTTACCTCTGCCTGTTGTTGCAGAAGTATGTTGTCTTTCGTTCCATTTAGTAGCCACCGTCAGTCACCTTATCTTTCTTACGCTTATCTGCATACTTAACAACCACCTTACCACTGGCATACTGGATAGCTTCTTGTGTTATCTTACCATTCTCAAAGCGATATTCAAGCATTGTAATTTTATTTTGCTTGGCTTCCTCTTCAAGTATTCTTCTTTGTTCTTCTACTTTCTCGCTGAATTGTGTCATGTTTTTTGTAGTCCTCCTCTGTATATTTAACCTCTCTGCCACCATGTTTGCCTAGATATGGTGGAACAAATGGCTCAATCTTTTTATCCTCTATAAGTTTTAGATAAACAACAAAAGATATTACCAAAAAGATTAACCCTCCAATGAACAATAAAGTTTCCATAACTTATACCTCTTATAAAGTTTTATAAAGTTTTATAAATAATATTTATATTAATTATATTAAATATTTATATTATAAATTTTATAAAGATTATAACATAAAAATAATTAAATGTAAAGCTTTGTGTCATAAAAATTAGTGTTGTTCTCTCGTCCTCTCTAAGCTCATGTTTTATTGGTTGGTATCAGACCATTGGTTAGTTAATGATCGTGCAACCAGTGAGCTTAGAATGCGTTCTATGGTGTTTAAAATAGATACATCTGTAATGTCATTTACATCTTCTCTTTCTTTAACAGTTTCAACACAACTATCTACTAAAAGTTGACAAGTGTTGACAGTTAATTTAGCTGTGATGAAATTAAAATTTTGATGTAGTAAATCTTCTACTCGTTTGTAAAGTGTCATAGTTTATCTCCTGTTAAATATGATCTCACCTGTTTCAGTGTCAGCATAAATCAATTGTATCATAGATTGTAAAGCTTTTTCAAGTTCTTTTTGTCCTGTTCGTAAGATACGATTAATCTTTGTGCCATCTGATCTCCTTGATAAAGCTTTGGCATCAATGAACAACACATCACCATCTTCTCTTACTGCTACCATATCAATTAAACCTTGACTAGTATCCTCGCTGAATACTTGGTAGCCCTCGTTGATTAGATAGTTATGTATTAAGTTCTTTGCTATCATTCCTCTTCCATGCTTGTCGTAACTCATATATTTCTCCTGTTAATTGACTTGTTATATTATCATTCAACCTTTGCATACTTGTTCTTAAACCAAGCGATACATTAGGCATTAATTCTTTTAAATATTTTTGAAGTTTTTCTGCTTCATATTTTTTAAAAGTTATCCAACTTGTAAAGTCATTGTGCATTTCTATCTTTTCAGGATTAACACCATATGCCCAATCAATTACAGTTTTTCCTGTTCTAAAAACATTATTAGTAATTAAACAAGCTAGTGTTTTACTTCCAATACTCACTTCAATTTCCACAGCTAAACCCCATGTGTTATGTGATCGTAAGCATCCGGACATTCGTTAAGCGGTATGCCACATGCACATAGCTCGTCCTCGTATGTCTGAATACTCTCTCGGTTAGTATCAATGACCGGATTATCTTTGTAAAAATTATCCACCATTGTGTTAAGTATGTCATTCATCATATCATTCATAGTATACTCCATAAATATAGTAAAGTTATTAGCAATCCTGCGAATGCTACCTTAGTCATTGTATCAAATTTCATATCGTTCTCCTATTAATATTTTAGTCCAAAGGACTAGGCTAGGTCATAACTCATAGCGTAGGTAATTTAAAATAGGCTTACCTGTTGCCCTTGCTAACACCTCGTCAGCGTAGAAATTAACTAAGAAGGTTTTCCTCCTTATTTAACTGTGCTATTCATTACAACCTAGCAAAGCTTGTAAACTGTGGTAGTTTTCTAGTTCCGGAGATGACTACCAACTCCTCCAACAGCAACATAACTATCGGTTTTTTAAGTGCCTGTCAACACTAGTTTTAAAGTAAACCAAACTCCCTACTCTAAGCTTTATACTCACACGCTAGGGACTGGTGAGAGTTGACAACTCAGCCGATACTATGTATGGACTACTCTGTCAAAAATGTAGTTAGTGCATGAAGGTTTAGTTCTCATTTACTTTTATCCTTAACCTTATCTTTCAAAGGATTTTACAAAGGCTCTTTCCCAACTACAAAAATTGTAAGGCGGTGTTTATAGAGTGCTTGTAAACCCACTCAACAGGAACACATTTAAATTCCTTCCTGTAGTAATCCCTTACCGGAATACCTTACAAAACTTATTATACCTCAACCGGTATTCTTTTCCAACATACAATGTTAGACATATTCTCCAAAAAGAATTGGCGATACTCACCCTCGTTATTGATACAACCTCCAATCAATATCTCACTATCGTGATTGTATTTCATATCGGATATAGTCACCAATGTTCTAGGTTGAGCAACTGTTTCCTCAACTTTCTTGTAATCGAATTGCAAAGTATACCCCATAAAGAATGCGGTTGCAACTATTTTCTCTTCTTTAATCATCTTCGTTCTCCCTGTATTCGTTAAATGCAATGCGTTGTTTTATTCCTGAGAAATTATAGTTGCCTTGACCTGTGGCATCTGTAATATCCTCAAGTTTTTTAAGTGTATCTACAAACTCCCATAGCTCTTGGATATCAAATTTACTAACCTCATGGGCTAGTCTTGATGCTTCTGTTTTATGTATTAGTATTGTCATTCTTCCTCCTCATAAATTTCTACATCATCTACATATTCTTCTGTGACTTCCATAGGAACATCAAAGAATTCATCAGAATCAACAAACTCTTCTGCTTTTTCAAGGCTTTCAGCTTCTATGTAGCCCTCTCTAATTATCGTGACTGTTTCTCTTACTAAAAATGTTTTCATTCTTCATACTCCTGTACAAAATAATCTGCGTTATCGCTACCAATACTCTGATACTTATCAGGTATCACTAGCCCCTCGTCAATCAGGTGCTGTTCAATATCGCCCATGATAGCCATGATTGTTTTATCTGTCAACACACTTGCATTAAATCTGCCTATGAGTTCTCTATTGGTTTTATATGCCCATAAGTCTAGATCAATATCAAAGTCTTCCATTTACAATACCTCCTATTATTTTTTAAAATGTAAATTATGCTTATCAATAATTATTGAATTATAATCTGCAATAGGATTCCATGCACACTCGTGGCATCTTTCCCATATCTGCCCTAGTATTACAGTATCCATAATCCCTGCATCTATTAAGTCTTTCTCAAGCTTATAGATTTTTTCTTGCTCTTTGCGTTCTAACTCTAGCTCCTCTTTTGTAGGTAGCTCAATCGTTATCATTCCAATACCTCCTATGTAGTCTGAAAGACTATGCAATTTGCAAAGTCTGTATAACAAATCCGCTAGTGTCTTTTCTAGCTTTGCCTTTTGCTTTAAGACCAATAACCCTATTAGCCTTATCTAAAAATCTCATATCCGTTGTATCTCCGTCAATGACTTTCATGCCCTTGAATATACTAGGTAATCCACCATGAAACACCACCGCTTTATTATATGGCACTTGCTCAAACAGTCTAGCGTATTTGTCGTTAGCTTCACTGTAGCTCCATGTTAAGTGATAGTTCTTGATATGTGATACCTTTCTTGTAGGTATCTTGGTATAGTCATAAAACTGCACATCACTAAACATTTCAAAGATGTTAGCATAGTTGTCAACCGGTATCAACTCCCATTGAATATCGCTTGTACCATTTAACCGGATACAAGGTTTTTTGCCTAGCCTTTCACACTTTCTCACAAAAGCTTGTATATCTTTTACAAGTAGCTCCATGAAAGTAGCTCTATCGTTTAAGAATAGATCAGTCTTCCGCTTTCTAGCTTCTTGTATAGTGTTAGTAGTCTCACCCTTTTTGAAGATACCGCCACGCCCTGCTGTATTTAAACACGCTTCCTTGCACTTAGCGATATCTTGATAGGGGCATATCCTTGTATTGATTGGCGATAGGTGCATAATCGCTGATAGATATTTATCTGAAAGCTTATCACCCTTTACCAATTTAGGATTACCATTTACTGTTAATAATTTCATTGTCTTACCTCTTAGTTATCAAACATAGATAACGATTATCGAACCCATTGAACACAATGCCTCGCTCAGTCTTGTAGACTGTTTCCCACCTTGTGCGATAGGTTCTTTTATTGTTGGCAACTCTAAACCTTAACCCCATAATATTAAAATGATGGAATTTCTTTTTAGGGTTATACCTATCTTCAAAAGTTTTTATATTAAATAATTTCATAATTTTATGCTCCTTTTTAAAGTTAAAAATGCTAGTTAGTTTGTACCCATCAACTAGCAGAAATGGGAATTTACTCTTACAATCGCAATGATGTCTGTAAAAGTTCGGGTGAGTTTTATGTAGGTTATCTTTTAAATTTCTTTACGCTAATATTTCTCATGCTCCCTTGTTGTGCAAGTTAATTATTTTGTATAGGCGTAAATAGCCCTATCTCTTCTAATGCACAACCAAATTAAACCTTTTAAAGTGCCTTTCACTATCTCAGCTATTCAGCAATAACAATACTATTACAAAGCTTTGCAACTTTGTCAATAGTAAACATAAAAAAAAGGCTACTATTTTTTAGTAGCCCATTTTAATCAAATGCGTTCTAGGATTCATGCAAGGAATATGAGAATCAAAAAAGTGGTAATACTCATTAACAATCCCCTTACCCTTTGCAACCGCTGAAAGCTTTTTATCTTCCTTATAGCAGTCAACATAAGTAATTGGAACACCATATTTCCTATGCTTCCTAAGTGCATTTTTAGAAATCTTAATTTCCATAATATGCCCCTTTCGGTTATCTATTCAGCTTTATTGCTTTTCGATATGCACACTTTAACAAAGCTAAAAAGATTGTCAAGAAATATTTTAAATTTTTTTTAATATTTATTTTAGCGAAAAAGCTTGACAAGTTTATGAAGTCTATGCTAGATGGATTTTTAAATACTCTAAAAAGCTTACAAAGTCAATAGGAAAAGTTTAAAAAGATAGACTTTTTTACTGTATAAATATACAACATTTTAAACGCTCTGTATTGAACGCTTAGAGATTGGTTAAGGTGTTTGTATTGGCTAAGCTTTGAGAAGCTTAGAGAGCGTTATATGCAACCTTTATAAAGTATAGTGATAATATAATATAACTTTATAAAGACTTTACAACTTGCAAAAGGTTTTTTAACCAGCTTGTAAAATTTGTAAAGTTTTTTAAATTTGATTTGACACTTGACAAACTTTATAAAGTGTGATAGGAAAATTTCCACATTGAAAAGACTTGACAAACTTTATAAAGTGTGTTAGGTGCTGATTTATCAAGCTTTTTGAAGTGTAATGTTATAACATAACAGGGCAGGGCAGGAGCCACCTACCCCCACCCCTACATATATATAGTTGTTACACATTTCTAGGTAATTTTAGATATTAACCAGCCCCATATAATCTTTATAAAACTTTATAAAGTTATATAAATATGAACAAGACTAGACAGTGCTTTGCACACTAAAGATAAATAGAAATATAAGGAATAATAATTCTAATTGATATTTCAATTTGTCAAGTTTCATAGGGTTTTATTGGGGCTTTATAAGGCTTGTTAAGTGGGAGTAATATATATATTCAACCCTCCCAGCGGAACAATCCTATTATACATGTTTATTTTCCATTTGTCAAGACCTTTTGGGAAATAAAGCTAAATATTTACAAATGACTTGACAAACCTTTATAAAGTATCTATAATGATAGTATCATGGCAAACTATTTAGCTGAAAAGAAAGATAGAAATCTCACAGAAAAGCAACAGTCTTTTTTGAATAATCTCGTGGAAACGGGTGGAGATTTTAAAAAGTCAGCGGAACTTGCAGGTTACTCAGGCAATCACTATCAAGTATTACGAAGTCTTAGAGAAGAAGTAGTCGATTTAGCCTCAGACGTACTTGCTCGGGAAGCCCCCGCAGCAGCTTTTAAGTTGATTGAGGTTATGAACTCAGATAAACCCATACCTCAAGCGAATAATAAGCTTCAAGCTGCTCAAACCATTCTAGACCGTGTAGGCGTTGCCAAGACGGATAGAGTGTTAGTTGACCATAACGTATCAGGAGGAATATTTATTTTACCTGAGAAAAAGACTATTGATGTCTCCGAAGCAGAGTATGAAGACCTCGAGAATGAGGAATAATGAAGATATTTCTGACTGAGTTTGATGCCTATGGTACAACTTTTGCAGGACCTAACATCATTGCTGAAACGTTTGAAAAAGCGGATGAAGCAGCAGCAAAGAACGGTCTTATTGTTGTGGGTGAGTTGGATAGCATCTATGTGGATGCTAACGACAATGCTCACGGAAATGTAATACCTTTAAAAAGCGATAGAATAGTCCATTAGGACTAAACAGTACACTAATATGAAAAAGAAAGACAGTAGACTAGAACGAGCCGGTGTTTCCGGTTACAACAAACCAAAACGTACACCTAGCCATCCTAAGAAGTCACACATTGTTGTGGCTAAAGAAGGTGATAAGATTAAAACCATTAGGTTTGGTGAAAAAGGAGCTAAGACTGCTGGTAAGCCAAAGGCTGGTGAATCAGAACGTATGAAAGCAAAACGCAGAAGTTTCAAAGCTCGTCACGCTAAGAACATCGCTAAAGGTAAAATGTCAGCGGCTTACTGGGCTGACAAGGTTAAGTGGTAGACTATATATGGGTAAAGCCATTGGTTCAGACGAGAAGCCTGTAGCATTTAGGAACCACGTCTACAAGAAATCAGATACCGGCAAGGGAGCTAACCCTAGACCGGGATTTTACACACAGCAGTACCGAGACAACTGGGAGAAAATATTCAATCATGCCAACACAAAAGAAAACGACAACCAAGACAAAATCTAGAGTTAACGAGGCTGGTAATTACACCAAGCCAAGTATGCGTAAGAGGCTTTTCGAAAAGATTAAGGCTGGTTCTCGTGGTGGTAAACCCGGTCAATGGTCTGCTCGAAAAGCCCAGCTATTAGCAAAAGAATACAAAGCAGCCGGAGGAGGGTATAAGTAAATGTTTTTTGGATTAAACGATATAATGGACAAAGCTAGAAAAGCATATGGAAAGCTTTTTAAAAAATGTCTAACATGGAAAAATAAGAAACGTGTCACTAAAAGAAAGTCAAAGAAGTCTTAGAAAGTGGACTGAACAAAAATGGAGAACTAAATCCGGTAAACCGTCTGGTGAAACTGGAGAACGTTATCTCCCTGAAAAAGCTATCAAAGCTTTAAGTTCATCAGAGTACGCAGCTACTACCAAAGCCAAACGTGAAGGCACTAAACGTGGTAGACAGTTTGTGAAACAACCTAAAGCCATAGCAAAGAAAACAGCTAAGTACCGATGAAATTATTACCTGACGGATACATCAAAAGAGTTACCTCAACCATCCCGTTTGGTTACGAACTTACAGATGAATCCGCTACATTTTTAAAACCAATCCCTGAACAAATAGCAGCCTTAGAAATTGCAGAAGGTATGATAGTCGATGAGGGTATATCTTTACAAGCTGCATGTGATTGGTTAGAATACAAAACCGACAGACGTATTTCTGTACCCGGTTTAAAAAAACACATAGATAAGAAATATGGAACACGAGACGAGAGACTGGGAAATCAATCCTCATCTCTACTTGCAAGATGATGAAGGTAACTTCGTCTTAAAGAAAGACGGAACTCCTAAAAAGAAAGCAGGTAGACCAGTCACCACAACCGAGAAAGCTGTCAAAGCTGCTCGAGCCACTATAGGGCGTAAACAACGCAACATCAAAAAGCTTGAGGAAAAACTCAACAACGCTAGAAAATCTTTTAAGAAACAAAAAGAAACACTTCAAAAGCTTGACAAAACGGAAGAAGGTCCTGTCACTCTTGACGAATTAGAAAACTTACCGAAAGCTGTCCGTGAAGATTTAAAAGATCGCAAAGTTTTATTTCATCCTAACGAAGGTCCACAAACAGAGTTCTTAGCTGCCGGAGAGAAAGATGTTCTTTACGGTGGTGCTGCCGGTGGTGGTAAATCGTTTGCGATGATTGTTGACCCATTACGCTATTGTCATTTCAAAGAACATCGTGCATTAATTTTACGTAGGTCTATGCCAGAGTTACGTGAGATGATTGACAAGTCTCGTGAGTTATATCCACAAGCGTTTCCCGGTGCTAAGTTCCGTGAAGTTGAAAAGCTTTGGAACTTTCCATCAGGTGCCAAGGTTGAGTTTGGGTTTTTAGAAAGAGATGCAGACGTGTATCGTTATCAAGGACAAGCGTATAGTTGGATAGGGTTTGATGAAATCACTCACCTACCTACAGAATTTGCATGGAACTATTTAGCATCACGTCTCAGAACCACCAATCCAGAAATCCAAACTTACCTTCGCTGTACTGCTAACCCCGGTGGTGTCGGTGCACATTGGGTGAAACAACGTTACATTCAACCAAGCGAAGAGAACAAATCGTTTCTCGGTAAAGACGGACTCACTCGTAAATTTATTCCAGCTAAGTTAGCAGACAACCCCTACCTTGCAGAGGATGGTGTGTACGAGCAAATGCTTAAATCTTTACCACCGATTCAACGTAGACAGTTGCTTGAAGGTAACTGGGATGTTGCAGAAGGTGCAGCCTTTGTAGAATTTGACCCACATATACATGTGATTACTCCATTTCAGATACCTTTACCGTGGGAAAGAGTAAAAGGAATCGACTACGGATACGCTTCAGAAAGCTGTTGTTTATGGGGAACAATCGATATAAATGACGGAACTTTGATAATTTATCGAGAATTATACAAAAAAGGCTTGACAGGTGAAGAATTAGGTGCTATAATAGGAGATATGGAGCTAGAGGACCCGTTTTCGGTTCCCGGTGTATTAGATACAGCAGCTTGGGCTAAAACCGGTACAACCGGTCCAACTGTTGGAGAGGCTTTGATTCGTTCCGGTCATAAGCTCAGACGGGCTGACAAGAATCGTATACAGGGTAAAATTCAAATACACGAGTTCCTAAAGGTCAGAGAGAATGGTAGACCAAAGCTGCAAATATTTAATACTTGCCCAAATCTAATACGAGAACTCCAGAGTATACCATTATCAAAGACCAACCCTGAAGACGTGGATACTCATGCTTCAGACCACGCATACGATGCGTTAAGATATATGATAATGAGCAGACCAAGAATGGAAAGCCCATTAGAACGTATGAGGAATTTGAAAAGGGAGATATATGCTCCATCAGATTCTACGTTTGGATACTAGGAACGAATGGCAGATAACGAGAACACATTTTTAAACGCTGACAACCTTTACGAAGAAGTAGAAGGTGAAGCGGGTAAAAACCTTGCACTAGAGTTTGGTCAAAAAGAAAATCTTGTAGGTATCATCCAGTCAAGATTTTACCAAGCTGAAGATGCAAGAAACTCTGACGAAAGACGTTGGCTTAGAGCTTACGAAAACTACAGAGGGCTATACAACAAATCAATTAAGTTTAGAGATTCAGAAAAATCTAGAATCTTTGTAAAGATAACTAAGACTAAAGTACTTGCTGCCTTTGGACAATTAGTTGATGTTATCTTTGGAACAGGTAAGTTTCCAATTGGTATTCAAGAAACAAGAATACCTGAAGGTGAGTTTGGACAAGCTCATTTAGACCAAGGACAATTAGGACTTGAAACTCCAATGGGCGGTATGGAAATACCCGATGACATTGGAAACAGAATTGACAATCCTTACGATGTTGGTTACGAGGGTGACGGAAGAGTACTAAGACCCGGTGCTACCTTTAACAGAGGATTGTTTGAAGATTCATTAGAACAAAAAGCTGAACAGGCTGGAATGCTTCAAGAAGGATTCAGTCCTGACCCACAAAAATTAGAACTATCTCCAGCTCAACGTGCAGCAAGAAGAATGGAAAAACTTATCCATGACCAAATAGAAGAGTCACACGGGTCATCAGAAATACGTAATGCTTTATTAGAAGCATCACTACTTGGTACAGGGATTGTCAAAGGTCCTTTTAATTTTAATAAAAAGTTAAACAAGTGGGATACAGACGAAGAAGGTAATAGAACGTATAAGCCTTTAGAAGTTAGAGTACCAAGAATAGAATTTGTAAGCTGTTGGGATTTTTATCCAGACCCATCAGCTACTAGCATTGAAGAATGCGAATTTGTAATTCATCGTCATAAGATGAATAAAAGCCAATTAAGGCAATTAAGAAATATGCCTTACTTTGACGAAGATGCTATTCGTGAATGTTTGACCGAAGGTCCAAACTACGAAGAGAAAGATTTTGAATCTCAACTACGTGATGATGCAAGAGTTGATGAATACGAAAGCAACTTTGAAGTTATTGAGTACTGGGGTATCATGGACGCTGAGTACGCTAGAGAAGTTGGTATTGACCTTGACGAAGACATTGATGATTTAGATGAAGTACAAATCAATGCATGGATATGTGGTAATAAACTTCTTAGAGCAGTAGTGAATCCATTTACTCCTTACAGAATACCTTACCACGCTTTCCCATACGAGAAGAATCCATATAACTTCTTCGGTATTGGAGTAGCTGAGAACATGGATGATTCACAGCAGATTATGAACGGTCATGCAAGAATGGCTGTAGATAATTTAGCTATGGCTGGTTCGCTAGTATTTGATGTAGACGAATCAGCATTAGTGGGTGGACAGTCTATGGAAATCTATCCCGGCAAAATCTTTAGAAGACAAGCTGGGATGCCCGGACAAGCTATACACGGGTTAAAGTTTCCAAACACTGCACCTGAGAATATGATGATGTTTGACAAGTTTAGACAACTTGCAGACGAACAAACCGGCATACCATCCTATTCGCATGGTCAGACTGGTGTTCAAAGTATGACAAGGACTGCTTCTGGTATGTCCATGTTACTTGGAGCATCTAGTCTTAACATTAAAACAGTTGTTAAAAACCTTGACGACTTTTTACTGAGACCAATGGGAGAGTCATTCTTTCAATGGAACATGCAGTTCTTTGAAGGTGACTTAGATGTTAAAGGCGATTTAGAAGTCAAAGCTACAGGTACGAATAGCTTGATGCAGAAAGAAGTTAGGTCACAAAGACTTACGATGTTCTTACAAACTGCACAAAGTCCAGCTATTGCACCGTTTGTTAAGATTTCTAAACTTGTTAGTGAACTTGCCTACAGCTTAGACTTAGACCCTGATGAAATACTCAACGACCCTGAAGAAGCTGCAATGATGGCACAAATTATAGGAATGCAAAATGTTGGACAAACAACTGGCGAAACGCCTGAATCTCTTGGTGGGCAACAAGGAGCTATGGGAAGCCTTGCAGGAGTACCTGCACAGCCTCAAGACCTTGGACCTACAGGCACTGGCGGTGGCAACATCGGAATCGGAAATGTTCCGGTTGCAGGGGAGAGTGAATTCTCTGGTACGCCTAGAGCAGTTGCCGGGTAAAGTTAAAGAGGCACTGACTAGAAAGGAAGAAGAATAATGAGCATGTTACAAGACGATAGTAAAAAATATCCAAACGAAGGACTGGAAGCTTTAGCGAAAGAAGTTCCAGAGGTTGTAAAAAGAATGGGATACAGAGATGGAGAATCCGTTGTTGAATCTTTAAATTCAAATCCTAGAGTTGTATTAAATGGTTTGGAAGTTGCTATTCAATCTAAAATGCTAGATTTACAAGATGCTCAAAAAAATAAAGATGTTGGACAAGTGGAATCAATTAGCCAAGAAATTAATGACCTTGATAGACAACGTATTTTAATTAAAAATGAATTAGCTGAAGAGAGACCCGGAATGTATAAAGGTGGGTCAATGGATGCATCAATGGACGAAAGAAACACTTGGCAAGAAGGCGGTGACGTAGACGAACAAATGTCAGAGCTTATGGGTCCAACACACACAATGCCGGATGGAACTGTTATGCCCGGTGCTACTCATGGTGAATCAGAAATGGAACCTGATGATGTCATGGAAGATAACTATTTAGATTTTATAATTGACGAAGCATTAAGTGAAGAAGAAGAAGATATGCTTATGTCAAAACTTGAACAAGATGAAGAACTCTCTATGCTATTTGATAAAGTTATAGAAGTCGCATCAGAATTTGCTGGTTCTGGACCTGTTGAAGGACCCGGAACCGGAGTCTCTGACAGCATACCCGCAAGGTTATCTGATGGAGAATTTGTCTTTACTGCTAAAGCTGTAGAAGAAATCGGAGCCGATAACTTAATGGCGATGATGAAAGATGCTGAAGCTAGAGCAGACGAAAGACAGCCAGTACAGACTGGTGGTTTAATGCAACAAGATGAAGAAGCATACCAACCTACAGCAGCTCCAATGACTGAACAAGTTATTAGAGTTGAAAGAGGACCACAATCCGAAACGGTTGGTGTAGCTGGTTCAATGCTTGACCCTCAACGTGGAGAGGAAACTAATCCTCTATACGAAGAGATGGCATTTAAAAGACCACCGGTTCATGGAGCTGGTTACTAAAAGGCGATAAGGCTACCCAAGACGTCATAGGCACCTTATCATATTATAAACCGAAAGGCTACCTTTACAAGACAAGCCCTGCAAGTGCACACGCAGCTACCTTGTTAAACGAAGCCCTGAGTAGGAGAAAAAGAATATGACTACTGAAGTACAACAAGAGGAAAATGCCAATCCTTACAACCAAAATAAATCATGGCATACAGACGTTGAAGAAAACTTTGACACAGCAGACGGAATGTTTTTTGAAAAGCCTAAAGCTAAATCAAAGAAAGAAGCAACCGATGAAGAACCTGTAGAACAGGAAACTTCTAGGGATGAACCTTATAAAAGACCTGACTACAAGAAACGTTACGATGACTTGAAAAAGCATTATGACTCTAAGCTAAACGAGTTTAAAGCTAGAGAACAAGAGCTACTAGATGAGGCTACTAAAAATAGACAAACCTACAAAGCTCCTAAGTCTGCTGAAGAACTTGAACAATTTAGACGAGAGTATCCTGATGTTTACGAAGTTGTAGAAACTGTTTCTCACCTTCAAGCCGAAGAGAAATCTAAGGAACTGAAAGAGAAACTAGAAAGACTACAAGAACGTGAGAAAGAGTTAATTCGTAAGGATGCTGAAAAGCGATTGATGGATAGACATCCTGATTTTGAAGATATCAGAAACAGTGACGACTTCCATAGCTGGGCAAAAGAACAGCCTAAGTCTATTCAAGATTGGATATACTCAAATGCTGATGATGCTGACCTAGCTGCAAGAGCTTTAGATTTATTTAAACGTGATATTGGTATGGACGTTGCACCTAAGAAGTCAAATTCTAAGCAGTCTAATAAATCTGCTGCTGATATGGTCTCAACCAAAACAACTGCGGTTGAACCTAAACAGGATAAGATTTGGACTGAAAAGGAGATTGCAAATATGTCCATGGACGAGTTTGACAAGTTTGAAAAAGAAATTAGTCAAGCTATGGTCGAAGGACGTATTCGTAAATAATTATTTAACTTAAACTTATATAGGAGAATGTATCATGGCACAATATTTTGAGCCCGCAACCGATACCGATGCTAACTTTGCTAACTCCGTAAGTGGACAGGCTAATAGTTTCTTCCTACCTTCGATTTATTCTAAAAAGGTTTTAAACTTCTTTAGAAAGTCTTCGGTTGTAGAAGCTATTACCAACACCGACTATGCTGGTGAAATTTCTGCTTATGGAGACTCAGTTAAAATCATTAAAGAACCCGTTATTTCTGTGTATGATTACACAAGAGGTAGCGATACAACTTCAACTAAACTAACAGACCAAGAACTTACTTTGGTTGTTGACAGTGCAAAAGCTTTCAAATTCATCGTAGATGATATTGAGACTAAAATGTCACATGTGAACTTCAAAGAAGTAGCTTCTTCATCTGCTGCTTATGCATTAAAAGATTCTTTTGATGCTGCTGTTATCGCTAACATGTTTAGTGGTTTGTCAACATCTTCACCTGACCATACATTAGGTGCTGATAGTGCAACTGCTTTAGGTGCTAACGTATTTGACGGAGCTGGTGCTGTTGATTTAGGCACATCTGGTGAAACTGACCCACTAGACCTTATGGCTAGAATGGCTAGACTTTTAGACGAGCAAAACGTTCCTGAAGAAGGAAGATGGTTTGTAGCTGGTCCAGATTTCTATGAGCAACTTTCTCAGTCTGGTTCTAAACTATTGTCTGTTGACTACAACGCTGGTCAAGGCTCAATTAGAAACGGTCTAGTATCAAGTGGAAAACTAAGAGGTTTCAGCATGTACAAATCTAATAACATTGCTGCTACTTCTAATGCTACTGGTAAATGTCTAGCAGGACACATATCATCTACTGCTACTGCTCAAACTATCATCTCAACTGAAGTCCTTAGAGACCCAAGTTCTTTCGGTGATATCGTTAGAGGATTGCATGTATATGGTTCTAAAGTCCTTAGAGACGAAGCCTTAGTAGGTGCTTTCTACTTAATCGACTAATTGTTGATAACTCGGGGGGTCTTCGGACTCCCCACTTTTTAAAAGGAAGAAATTATGAAATACGGAAGAAAAAAAATGATGGGCGGTGGCTACAAGAAAAAAATGATGGGTTACTCAATGGGTGGTGAAGTCGAGAAAGTCGATGGAATTACTGATGGTAACAAAGCTGCTAGACGTGAGCTTATGAAAGGTGGACAAGTTCATTATGCTCATGGAGAAATGCCTAAAGCTAAAGCTAACTAAGAGATTTTTTAAATGGCTACAACATATCTTGATATAACTAACGAAGTTCTAAGAGAACTCAATGAAATTCCATTGACAGCTGCAAACTTTGCAAGTGCTACAGGACTTCAACAGTTTGTCAAGGATGCGGTCAATAAATCTATATTTGATATAGCAAACGAAGAACCACAATTACCGTTCCTTTCAGCAGGTCTTAGTGGTGCTACTGACCCTTTCTATGGTAACGTAACAGTAGCAACCGTAGCAGGTACAAGATGGTATCTGCTTAAAGCTGGTAGTTCAAGTCTAGCAGACGATTATGGTTCTATAGACTGGGATGATTTTTATCTCACCACGATTAATGTTAGTGGTGAAACAGCACCGTATGTCTCTAAAGGTTTAAAGTTTATCAATCACGAAGATTGGAAAAGATATTACAGAGACAGCGAGAATGCTGACGATGCTGATACACAGGCTTATGGTGAGCCAATACGAGTTATTAAATCACCTGACTCAAGGAAGTTTGGCTTAAGCCCAATTCCTGATAAAGTTTATAATGTGCATTTTTATGCATTTACTAAGCCAACAAAGCTTAGTGCTTACACGGACACCATAGTGTTCCCCGAACAATATAGTAACGTTATCACATCACGAGTACGTTACTATGTGTGGCAGTTTAAAGAAAGCCCACAACAAGCTGCATTTGCTCTTGAAGACCATAAGAAGGCTATGAAACATATGAAGTCTAATCTTATGAATCCAACTCCAAGAGTTATGACAGACGATAGAAGATATTTTTAAATAATTTATGGCACGTTCACAACCGTTTACACTTGCATGTGAAGGTGGTCTAGTAACCGCTTCTAACCAATTAGATTTGTTACGTAGACCCGGAGTAGCAACAGAGCTTCAAAACTTTGAAGTGTCTATTAAAGGTGGATACAGACGTATCAGCGGTTATACTAAATTTGGTGAAGGTAGTGCTACACAGCCTACTGGAAGTGCAAGTACTATTTATGGTGCTAAACCTTATGCTGATGGTGTAGTAGTAGTTGGAGGTAATGGAATTTATTTTAGTCAAGATGGAATTACTTGGTTACAAATAAATAGAATTTCTTCTGTGGGTGGTGATAATTATACAACCTTTACAGGTCAAGCAGTTGCTACAAGAACTGGGCAAGGACAAGCTCAGTTTGCTTTGTTTGAAAGTGCTGGAATGGATTACGGTGAAATTTTTATAGCCGATGAATCCGAAGACATCTTTTCATTTAGAATGGAAGGAACAGGAGCTTTAAACACTAGAACATTTTATACAAAAGAAATATCCCCTAACGGAGCCAATGCAACAGTAAAGTATATTACTTCACATGACCACCATCTTATTGCAGCTGGTGTAGAGGATAACGAGACTACCGTATACTACAGTGTACATAATGACCCTAATAACTTTAGCGGTGCTGGTGCAGGAGCTATTACTATTTCAGATACGATAGTAGGAATTAGAGGATTCCGTGCAGACTTGATAGTTTTTTGTGAGAATAGTATTCACAAGCTTGTCAACATTGACGATTCTCAAACCGTAGCTATTATATCAATTGCTGAAAACATTGGATGTTTATCAGGTCACAGCATTCAAGAAATTGGTGGTGACTTGGTATTCCTTGCACCGGATGGTATAAGAACCGTTGCAGGTACCGCAAGGATTGGTGACGTTGAGCTTGGTACCGTGTCAAAAGCTATACAGCCTATCTTGACATTGGTTGCTCAAAACATTAATGACTATACCATAACCAGTTTGGTGATGAGAGAGAAGTCACAATACAGATTATATTACAGTAATGTCAATGCAGTGCAAGGTGCACAAAGAGGAATTATAGGAACATTACGACCAAACGGATTTGAATGGTCAACAACAAGAGGATTAGAAGTAACAGGAATAGGTTCGGGATTCGATAGTACAGGTGTTGAAAAATATTATCACGGGAATAATACAGGTTATGTGTTTGTACATGATTCTGGCAATGATTTCGATGGCACTGCTATCTTGGCTAGGTACGCCACTCCCGACTTCGATTACGGAGATTTAGGAACGTTAAAAACTTTACACTATTTGAAAGTGTCGTTAGCAGCAGAAGGTTTGGTAACACCAGAAGTTCAAGTAAGGTTTGAATACAACAGCAGTACTATACCACAACCAACGAGTAATTATTTGTTAGGAACGGTTAATCCTTCATCGCTGTTTGGTAGTGCTGTATTTGGAACAAATGTATTTGGTGCAGCAGCTGCTCCGATGGTAAGGATACCTTTACAAGGAAGTGGGACAAGTAATAACTTTACTTTTATTACTAACGATACAAAAGCACCATACATTATAAACGGTTTATACATAGATTACATACCTTCAGGTAGGAGATAATTAAATGGCAGGATATATTAGACAAAGTTCATTCGTTGATGGCGATACCATTACCGCAGCTTTATTTAACGATGAATACAACCAACTTGTAAATGCTTTTAGCAATACAAACGGTCATAAACATGACGGTACAACCGCTGAAGGTCCAGTAATAGGATTAATTGGTGATGCAGGAGAAACTTCACCAAACAATAAAGTCCTTATAGATACTACAAATAACTACATAGAATTTTACATTGAAGTAGCTTCTGCTCCTGTCCAGCAGTTGTACATTGCCGATGGTGCTATCGTTCCTGTCACAGATAACGACATCGACTTAGGTACAAGCTCACTTGAGTTTAAGAATCTTTACCTAGATGGTATAGCTAAAATTGATACACTGACTGTTGATGAAGCTGCAACGATTGGAACTACACTAGGCGTTACAGGTGCAACTACATTAAGTTCTACATTGGCTGTAACAGGTGCTACAACTTTATCAAGCACTTTAGCAGTTACTGGAGCAACTACACTTAGCTCTACATTAGTTGTTACAGGTACATCAACACTTACTGGTAACGTCACCACCACAAACGACTTATCAGTAGGAGGTAATCTTACTGTTACTGGTAATGCTACAATCTCTGGAAACTTAACATTTGGTGATGCCGATACAGATACCATTACTATTGGAGCAGACGTTGCTTCAAACATTACACCGGATGTTGATGACACTTACGACTTAGGAACCTCTACAAAAGAATGGAGAAATCTCTATGTAGATGGTACAGCCAATATTGACAGCCTTGTAGCCGATACAGCTGATATCAATGCTGGTACTATTGATAACACTGTTATAGGTGGAACTACCGCAGTTGCTGGTAGCTTTACAACCGCTACAGCCACCACAGGTAACATTACAACTGTTAATGCTACTACTGTAGATACTACTAACATTGAAGTTACTAATTTAAAAGCTAAAGATGGAACTTCAGCAGGTTCAATAGCCGATACTACAGGCGTTGTAACATTAGCAAGTTCTGTATTAACTACAACAGATATTAATGGTGGTACGATTGATGGTGTTACTATCGGTGGTACTAGTGCAGGTGCTGTAACCTTTACAGACTTGTCAGATGGCACCATAACCATTACAGCTTTTGTCGATGAAGACAACATGGTATCAAACTCTGCAACGCTTGTACCGACTCAACAGTCTGTCAAAGCTTATGTAGATAGCCAAGTCACAGCACAAGATTTAGACTTTCAAGGTGATACCGGTGGTGCATTATCTATAGACTTAGATAGTGAGACATTGACTATTGCCGGTGGTACAGGTATTGATACTGTAGGAGCTACTAACACTTTAACAGTTGCTATAGACTCTACCGTTGCTACACTTACCGGTACCCAGACTTTAACAAATAAAACACTTACAAGCCCTGATGTTAATACTCCTGATATTGATGGAGGTACTATTGACGGTACTGTGATTGGTGGTACAACAACTGCTGCTG